TTATCTTTCTCGATACAATTGGGAACAACCAATTCACCGCATATCCGATAGCATCGCTGCAATGCGACTGCTCGGGATCTCGTTTGTCAATATCGCCATTCCTCCATACGTTGCGATCTAAATCCATAATCAGAAACTCGCAGTTCTCCATCGTTAAGCGTCTGTCTTTAAGCATCCTATTGACTGCGTTTACTCTATCCCTCACGTGCGGATTGGCTTTAGGTGTGATAACTCTGAATCCATATTGACGTAATATGTCATGATCTGATTGCGAGGAGGATGTTTTCCTGGCTGATCCTGTGGCATCCGGATATAGTGTAATTCCGGGATACTTTGTTTTAACAGCTTCCGCCATATCATACGTCCCGGAGTTCTTCAGCCTGTATTCATCGAATACGTGTATTTCATTTGTGTTTGATGCAAAGATCAGGCAGCTCATAGCGTCTACATTAAAATCAATACAGCCTGATATTTCCCATCCTTCAAGTTCGCGGTGAGTAATATGGATATCACGATCAAACTCTTTATATACTCGTCCTTGCGTTAGATTGACAAACTTACCGTGCAAATAGGCATCGATCTGTTCGGGTGTATAGGCGTTTAATAAATTCTGTTTATATTCTTCCGGTAGGTATGGATTATCTAACGTGGATGCTTGTATTACACCGATATCGAGTTTCTCTGAATTGGTTAGCTGATAGCCCCAGTTCAATTCTTCCGGCGTTCCGGTAAGAAATATCTCACGCAGCTTTGCTTCGGGATGACGAACACGAGCCAACATCTGATCAAATACTTCACGTTTCTGAATGAATGGTTCGTCTATTCCTGCCCAAGCCAAGTTAGGACCGCGCAATGAATCAGGCTTATCACCAGATCCGAGCCATATACGACCATTCCAGTTGTGAATAAGAAACTCACCTTTCATTTGATTGTAGGTATAGTCCATCTCTGCCTTATCCATGATCTCTTTGAGTGTGATTACTATCGTCTTTTGCGATAGGTTGTGAGAAGGAGACACATACATTCCCGGATGCGGACTGTTCAAATAGGACAGGTATATCGATCTCAACGCTCCGCAGTACGTCTTGCCGCTTCCATATCCGCCAACCATCAACTTTACAAAGTTCGGTAAATCCCACCACCGTCTCTGATGTTTCAGGAGATTGTCTTTTTCGATTATGAACTTCATTCATTTTATGACGACTTCATCCCTGATTATCTTTTGTTCTACAAATTCTTTTGGTTTACCCTCGATACGAGAGAAATACATTTCAGCAGCCTTGAGTGATCCATTTTCAGCCATCTTGATCACCTGATCCAGGATCTGCTCATGTCTTGATCTGTCTTTTGTTTTTGTTTTAGCGGATGCAAGTTCTCTAAACAGATCAGCAAGTGATCCATGACGACCGTTCGGATTGGCATTGTTGCCCGGCTTGAATTGAGTGAGCGTATTACCGGAGTGGCCTTTTTCATATTGACCATTAGGTTTCCGTTTCACCTCCGATTCAATCATCTTTCACTAATGCCATTATAAGTGATTTATTGACCTTATCGATCAAGAGCGGTACTTTATCGGAATCGATTTCATAAATATCAAACTCAATTCTCCAGTTGCCTGTAATTTTTAGATTCTTTATACCGACGAGTTCAACCCTTAAAGTGATCTCGTCTTTATTTTCTCGTATCATCTATTGCAATAGAGGTACGCTCTCACTTCCTGTCTAACGGCCTTATGCTTTTGGTTCTATCCGTGTGAGGCGGAGAGAGACCTCTCTACTATATTAGGGCAATCGCAAGTATGTTTTGGGTGTTTTAGCTCAAAAAACTTTGAACTTTTTTACAAGCGTATATGAAATGATATTGAGCATTCTGATGTGAATACCCTTTTAAATCGCCAATTCCGGTAAATGAGAATCCCTGGATGACGTGCATATATACTACTTCTTTTTGATTATCGGTTAATGTGTGCCATGCTTTTTCGGTTGCTTGGCAGAACTTCATTTCATCTGAATCATACTGATCTCTATGATACAGATACTCAATGGCAATTTTAGTGACAGATAACCTTTTTACTGCTTTTTCTGCCTGTTCCGCTGCTTCTTCGTTATATCCTTGCATTTCTTTATAAATATTTTATCATATCATTTTACTTATCATTTAGAAATTCTTCGTTGTCAATATTTCTGCGTATCGCATCATAGATTCCATAGCCATCATAGAACTCATCTATGTAATCAAGATTCTTATTGATGTTGTATTGGCTAATCTTGTAGCGACTGCCAGAAGGACATTCCCACAAGGTTGTTACCAACCCTCTCGGATTTATATGCTTATGCTTGTAACAATAACAACCGCCACTATTCTTATCCTTATTTATATCCATCTTACAACGAGAACATTTTTTCGTTTTACATAACTTGTTATTAACGTCATTACCAATTCTCCATATTCTATGCTCCCAATGGTTTATAGATTTAACAGTAAATTTTAAATTTGTTTTGCGTTCTGCAACCCGCACATAAAGATTTGCTGTCTCATGGGTTCTGTCTTTTATAAGAATAGAATCTCCAATGTCTAAAGATTTTAATGTATTTATGCAATCTCGTCTATAATAAGGATGATATCTATCATAAGCGTTTGGTGTTGGTATATCTTTATCTATTTTTATCATCTCGATCTAATTTATCAAACTCCATTCTTCTCCTTTAGAAAGGCAATCCATCTGTTTCTTTTGCGGTTATGTACTCTGGTTTCTTTTCCGGTTTATTTTCCGGTTTGTAATCGCTAAAGTATGCGTAATGTGTCGCACCTTTATCACTTGGCTCTCTGCGTTTGGCAATAACAATATTCACCCATCCGTTATCGTCTGCGTGTTCCACTAATTCATCCACGTTGAATGCTGCGTTGATTAATGCTCCGCCGTTATCGAATACCTTTTCAACGAGTTTGCATTTATTGACGTATGTTTTATCTTTCATGATCTGTTCCTTTTAGTTGATGATTCCAATGGCAATCACTCCCAGGATGAATCCGAATAGAAACCCGGTCCTGAAGCCGTGCCAGTACATTTTTCTGCCTAAATAGAAGGCACGTTGTATAAAATTTGGCGGCCGGTTACTTACCATCTGCAACCTCGTTTCGTCCAACCCCGGACTTTTCAGCCGCCATAAATTCTTCAATCTTGTGTATAGCTATTTCAGCCAATAAGCGATTTGCGTCATACTTCTTGTTCGTATTGACGATTTCACCTAATACCTGGATTGCCTGTTCTAATTTATCCTGCAACACTTCTTAACTTTGTCGGATAATTTGATACGTGAGTTCTACCTCGGATGTATGGCGTTTTACAGTTATTGCATCGAAAGACTGGATATTGATACGCCGAAGTAAAATAGACGCTGTTGGTTTCTTCCATGTGTTCAGATCCGCAGCTTGGACAGACATCCTCATCCATCAATACGCCGAGGTTCGGATGGTTCTTGATATACGGTCTGATTTTTAAGTACACTTGTTCCAGGCCCATGACATCATGGCGATTGTATTCAGCCATCTTATCCAGTCGTTTTTGATCACCTTTCATGCAATCTACCCAAAGCTGAAAATTTGTCTCTAACTTTTTTTCTAAAAAGAAGTGTTTTGTAAGGTAGTCTTGTTTGAATGATTGGAAGGCAAAATGTCTCCGGGCTACTTTCAGCGTATCGATAGACTTGAATGGACTCGGCGGATTTAATTCATTATCCAGGAAACGTGCATTGAGTTTCCGTAAATCAAACCGATCGCCATTATGAGCAATAACAATATCCGCTTCATCTAATAGTTTCCATATACTTTGAAGAATACGCTTGTCATCACGGCCTCTGGCTTCTGACGGAGTAACGATATCGCTTAAAATATGCTCATCATATAGCCACTTGGCCGCCCAACTGATCACAAACCATGACTTCTCATTGCCGTCATCGTCTTTGATGATGTTGGTGTGCGGAATGCGCTGCTTATACAGTCCCCAAACGAATACTTCCATGAGCGATGTTTCAATATCGAACAGGAGTATTTTCGGCAGATTTATTTCGTTAATAGATGGAGACTGATATTGCCGTTTGCACATTTTACATTTCCATCGTTGGTTTCCATGTATCTGGAATCCTTTTTTAACGCTATGGCTTGAACTACAATATGGACATATCATGGCTTTCCTTTGGTGTGTGGGTAAATAAATCTTGTTGTATAAATCGTTTTTTTGCAATTTTTATATATTCGGGATTCAATTCTATTCCTATCCA